GGTATCCGTTCTGCTGAAGTGTCATGGCGTTGATTTTACGGTGACTCTTCGACAGTGAAAAGAAAAAAGGCCGCAGAGCGGCCATAAACACAAACAAAAATCAATAAGTTAGATAATTATCAAAGACTTACAGACACACAAAAACACAGCCAACCACAACAAATAACAGAGATGTGGTCACTTTGTGGATCATTCGCTCCCCTCTTTTTCCTTATTTCGTTGAACGCCAATTGCGACACACGTACTAAGCAAATCTTTACATTTCTCTACGTCTTCAGACTTACGCAATTTGATGCTTTTTACAGACTGCGGGCTACTGTCCGTAGCACGATACATCGTTATTTCAATATCATTTCGGTCTAAGAGTCCCATAATGGCTTTTGCAACCTCCACACCCTTCTTCGCGAAATCAAAGAACAGAGCAAGTTTATATGGATTTTCGACGGAAAAAACTTCAATTTTGCTAAAACCAACATCGTGTAGAGAAAAATATTGCTCAACCTCATCTCGAAGTTCTGGATCGCATACAATGTCTATTCTCCAGTACTGACCTAAATGCAAATCGCTATTAACTGTTTTTTCCACAACATCCTCCTTACCCAGCAATAGGATTAAATCTCACCGCATCCTGCAAGTAATCCGGCGCAAGATGGGCATAAATCATCGTTGTCTGAATCTTTGCGTGCCCCAGAATTTTCTGGAGCGTCAGAATATTGCCGCCGTTCATCATGAAATGACTGGCGAAGGTGTGGCGCAGCGCATGAACAGCCTGGCCGTCAGGAACATCAGGTGCGACCGTTTTGATGACATCGCGAACCAATGGATAATCCAGCGTCGGAAACACCAGTTTCCCGCCCCGTTTTTTGATCTTTTCAAACAGGCTTTCAGAAATAGGAACGGTACGGTTTTTGCTGTTCTTCGTTTTTGAAAAAGTGATTCGACAATGAAGAACACGGCGCTGCTCCAGTGCCGCTACCTCGCCCCATCGCGCCCCGGTCGACAGAAGGATTTCGACAGCCAGCCGTTCATCGGGATTTTCAGCCAGTGCATCCAGCAACTGAACACATTCAGACTTACTCAGATATCCCATTTCGCGCTCGTTAACCTTCATTCCTTTAAGGCCTTGAACGGGGTTATCGTTAAGAAAATGGCCGGATGAGATGAGTGCGGTAAACATCGCGCTTAACGCCCCAATCTCTCGATTTATGGTGCTGGGCTGTATCCCCTGCTCTATCCTGGACACACGTAGCTCGGTGAGCATCGTTGTATTAAGTTTATGCACGCACGGGTCATCCATTGCCTCACTCAAGCGCAGCAATTTAAGGCGCGTGTTATGCCCAGACTTCATTAGCTGGCCGTGGTATTTCCACCACAAGTCAATAAGCACTGACAGCGGACGGCGATCAATAGAGTTTCCTTTCCACTCATTGTTATGCTGTTGCGCCAGCACCCACCGCTCATATAAAACTGCATCCGATTTCGTTTTAAATTTTTTACGAATGCGTTTGCCTTTACGCCCCTCCGGGCGCATGTCAAGAAGATACCCTCCCGGAATTGATTTTATGCTCATTCGTGAAACCCCAGCGTTACAAGGCCACCATGCCCCCAGCGCTCCATGATTAGCCGGGCTGTGTGCCAGTCTTGCGGGGTTTTTGAGAAGGCGATGTGCTTTTTGGCCCATCAGGGGAGAGAGACGGACTGATCTGCCCAGCAGCCTCATTTGTTTTTCCCGTCATAAGCCAATTCATGTACTTAAAAAAGCGAGGGTGATTAACAATCTTGATAAGCACTTCGCCCCCTATGTTTTCAATCCGCCCCGTTTCATAACGACGCAAAGTGCCGATAGGCACATCAATCAGGCCGCAAAATTCTTCGCGCGTTAAATCCTCTGATTCACGAATCACTCTAATTTTTTCACCGATAAGCATTGACAGTGTTCCTATAAGTACACTAAGCTTGCGCACAAGGTGTACTTATAAGTACACCAAGTCACAAACAACCACAGATAGCGCAGGTTATCACACATGGCAAAAGTCCTGAACACACACGAACAGGCAGACTTTGAGCGTTTAGCAGCGTTCTATCCCTACCGCGATGAGCATGGGTTACCAGTACTTGAAGAAAGCCTGAAAGATTACGCAAAGCGTACCAACCAAGCTGTTAACACAGTGAAAAGACAGGCTGACAGAGGTTCAATTCCCATCAACCAGGATGAAAAGAACTCAAGACGCACAGTAAATCTCTTCGCTCTTTTCCTGAAAACAATCAGGAGCGCAGAAAAATACGTGCAGATGACAAAATAACGAGGTGTCATTTTATGCTGAAGCAACGCCGTAATTTTCGTACCGGAACAGAACGCCACGCTAACCGTTTCACTACCAGTGCATCACGCAGCAACATCCGCTACAGCCTGAGTGATACACACGCAACGCCGGATGGCTACCCAGTAAAACAAATCGGCGAGCACGCCTGGCTGATTGAGAAAGCTGGAATCGTGATCCACAAATGCCCACGCAATCCGTTTACCGGAAACCGCATTTTTGCATTGAGCTGTGGCGACAATCAGTTCGGGCAGGATTTCACATTATACGAAGCACTTCGCACGGTTGATCGTCTGCTTCGCGGGCAAAGTTTTATTAAACAGGCTGATTTATAACAGGTGCTTTATGACCAAAGACCATGCTCAGGGTGTATTTATCCGTTTTATTGATTTTCGCGGTGAACTGTTATTACGTGCATCCGCTATTGACGGAGTGACTCCGGCGGGTAAAAACGGAGCCGACGAAGCCACTTACGTTTATCTGAACGGCACGCGACTGCTTGTGGAACTTCCGTACCAGACCGTACGAGAAATCATTAGCGAAGCTGAAAAGGCACGCCAGGTTAATGGCGATGAACCCTATATCGAAATTATTTGTATGGATTCAGAAGCTGAAATACAGAAAGCAGATTAAAGGGCGTTGTGATGGGCAAAGAATATAAAACTCTCATTAACAAAGCACTTGAGCGTTTTTATTTTCGCTTAAGTGCATCAGGCGCTCATGCTGAACGTGCGGCCCGTGACTCATTGACCAGAGCAATCCGAAGTCTGTATGACGTGGCTTTTTATGCTGATGATCTGGATGCACTTAACGAACTTTCCGAGCTGATCTGTGCCGCAGAATGCGGGGAACATATTGAACCGTATAAGCTGGGAAATATCGCATGAGTATATTTATCTCATGGCTTGTTCTGATTATTTCGGTGGTCTGCGCCATTGGGATTATGCGAATTATTAATTCAGTGAAAAAGATCGAGCGTTTTTCTCTGATGAATAACGATACAAATAAAACATCAAATTAAATAAGAAAACGTGAAAACCATCCGTATTAATGGAGGTATTCGCACGCGTAAATAACGGAGATATAAAATGAAAGCAAAAGAAGAAGGCATTATCGACACATTAAAAAAAATATCAGAAGCGGAAGATGAAATGGCTAAAGATGCCGTGAAGCGTAGCCAACATATGGCAGCACTTCACGCACTGACCATTGCAAAAATCACCGCTGACGCAGCCAAAATTATTGAGGAACAGGGCAAAGAAATCGACACTCTTAAAACACAGTCAACAGTTGCAGCCATGAATCCGTCCAGCATTGGACGCCGCATTTACATTCTTGGTTCGGCAATAATGACGCAATACACCATTATTGCCGAACTGCACGGCAAATACCTGATAACGCCTTACCACACAAAAGAGTCAGAGCTTCTGACAAATCTCCGCCTGATAGAACGCTCTCAAGCTGTATTCATTGATGACGCGCAACGTGCCGTATTTAACGCATAGGGTTACTGGACAAAGGGGGCGCAATGGCAATTAAGCATTTTCCCGTCGTTCGCTTTACCTCCAGAGGGCGCGAATACGAGGTCGACGAACGCCTGATTACCACTATCGACAAACATCGTTCGGAAAAGGATGCACACCACATCTACCTCACTGACGGCACTTACTTCTGCGCCACCAACGTGGCGCGAGTAAATCTTATCCGACAGGTACAGGAGCCACGCAGATGACCATTCTGGACTACATCGCTACTCATCCGGGGTGTAGCGGCGGAGAGATCGCCGCAGCACTGAATACCCCAACCACAGCCATTAATGCTGAGTTACGCCGACTTTGGCGCGGCGGCTTAGTCATCAGAACAAACCGCAGCACAGGTGGTCGCGCTCGCAAAACAGGAGGCCAGGCTTCTTACCACGTAAACCCGATGCCGTTCGGGTGTAGCAATCCACTTACTCACATGTTTAACCAGCTACTGAAGGAAGCCAGAGCATGAGCACCATCAACCACCAGAAGCTACGCGAACTGGCATTTGCCCTGCAACGAATGGCAACGCCTCAAAAATTACTGGCATTTCGCGCAATGCTCTCGCCGTCTGCTGTGCTGGCACTGCTGAATGAGCTGGAGCACGCCAGAACCACGGCTCCTGCCATTCGCCTGACGCTCCATCATGAAATCGCTGATTTCTGCGCGACGTTGGAGGCGCCGGGCGAACCGGAAACGCCGGAAGCAATACAGCAAGAGCTGCTGCAACGCATTGACAAGGTTTTTGTATTTTTTCTGAACCAGTAAGAAACCAGAACATGCACACAACAAAAAAACCGCTTGCCATGCCGCAATCAGTCGGGTTACATTTCCGCTGCACCTCACAAAACGGGTGCCGGGTTTCGCAGCCTGCTGACTACACAAGCGCACAACCGCGCCAGCGGTTTTTTGTGCGTACTGTATTGCCACGTTTTTTTCGCGTCAGAATTATGGCGGGGCGTACGGGGCCGACTTCGGTCGGGCCGGGTTCTTGTGTAGCCGGTACTGCGAACCTCGTACGTCTCGCCACCCACAGTTTCGCAGCTCTGGATGGTGAGTTTTCACAACTTACTACACAAGGGGCCACACCATGGCAAACCGCAAACCACACCGCGCTATCGCGGAGCGTCGTCACATCCAGACTGAAATCAACCGCAGACTTTCCCGCGCATCACGCGTCGCGCAAATCATGCACATCAATATGCTGCATGAGCACAGCCACGCACTATCAAACATTTATTCCGCCTCTGTTTTCAGCTATCTGGCGGATGATCTGCACGAGCTTCAACAGCTCATCCAGCAGCAAAACAAACTCCATTAATTCCTGTTCCGGGCCTTTCCTGCACCTTGCGGCGGGAGGCCTTCGCACATCTGTAGTAAAGAGAATTGCAGCATGATTGACCGTCACGACTTCGTAAAATGGGTGCGCACACAGGACACCCGTCTGGCCCCAAAACTTCAGGCAATGTTTGATTTTTATCTCCGTGCCCGCGCCAGCCGGGCACGCACCACAAAACCGGAGAACGCAGACACCCTTTATTTCACCGTGGACGACTGTTACCGCGTAGCCTTCACGCCACAAGGTCTGGCCCTGTACACCCCGACACCACACGGCGACTCCCTGCTGGCGTATTACAACTCCCCGGCCTCCGTATTTGCGGCAATGCTGGCGCATCGTACCGCTGGCGGGTGTGCCTCGCTGAGTGAATACACCACTGAATTTAACCGCCTTTCCGTCATCTTCTCGCAGGAGTGGCAGCGCGTGACGGGATACCAGCCATGAGTGAGTTTGCATGGAGCTGGAATGAACCGCAGCCAGCTATTGATCCGGACGACTTCGCGAACTTCAGCCAGTTGCCAAAAACCGGACTGCAACGCGCCATTCGTTACTACTATGAGGCGGACAAAAAGGCTCAGGAAGAACAGGATGCGAAGGAAGAAGCCTTTTTCGCACAATCCGCCATGGGTAAAAAACTCATGGCATCCCTTGAGGAAGCCGGGCAACGCGAAAAACTGATAAAAAACATCATCAGTAAGCGCCAGGAAATAAAGCAAGACCCGGTGGCCTGCGCCTTTGCCGAACTGAAGGCACTTCCCGTTTATCTGCGAGACCCCCTGAGCCGCCGCCTCTCTTTTTTACGTAAGAAGCAGGAATCTGACCGCCAGAAAGGAAAAAACGCCAGGCTGGCAGAACGCTATGCACAAGGAACCCTGCTCAAAATATTCAAACGTCTGAAACGCACTGACGGACGCTGGCTGACACCGTGTTATTGCTCCCTTGCCGGACGCGAACGCCTGGACGATTTGCTTTACCTGCCACAGCTCAACAAACACCAGATACAGACGCTGGCCACCATGACGGCGGCGATGTTCAGCAGCACTTTTGAAACACTCTGCGATAACTTTGGCGCGACCGATGGCGAGCTGACCATGAAAATTGCGCTGAAGGCGTATCAGATGCTGGCCCGCATGGCGTTACATCTGCACACCATGCCGCCGCATTACGAAGCACTGAGAACGGACAAAGACCGGAAGAACGCACCGAATACGGAGCTGCTGCCGGGTGCCATCCTTCGCCTGACCTGTGCGGAATGGTGGAAACACAAACTGTGGCTTTTACGTTGCGAGTGGCGGGAAGAACAACTCCGTGCCGCCTGTCTGGTTTCCAGAAAAACATCACCCTATCTGAGCCAGGACGCGTTAAGCGAGTTTCGCGCACAGCGCGAGAAAACACGCGATTTTCTGAAAAGTTTCATGCTGGAAAATGAAGACGGGTTCACGATTGATCTCGAGACGGTGTATTACGCGGGAGTAAGTAACCCGGTTCACCGTAAGGCAGAAATGATGGCCACCATGAAGGGACTGGAACTTCTGGCC